TCCATCTCAACAGTACATGGATCAAAACAAAAGCCGTGGATCTTATACATTTTTTTTGCTAAATGATGTTTCATAGGACCACCGCAATTAGGGCATCTTAGTGGAATTCTTAAAGCTTTTTTTGCTGAGTCTAGTTTTGTTATGTTTTGTTTTATTCCATTTTTTATAGTCCACTGTCGACCTCCGTCTTCCCATATATCTCCTTCAGCATACTTTTTTATAGACTTTTTATATCCAGATTGTTGTTTTGTACCAGCTGTAAAATCTTTATTTACTAGATTACGTACTCTCTCTACATCTGATTTTTTAAATTCTTTTTTAAGTAGAGATTCATTACTCATATCCTAATTCTTTTAATTTATTAATTACAGTAGTAACATCTCCGTCTTTACATCTTATTGCTATTCCACCACTAGCTGCCCATTCGTCTATATTAGAGGGTTTATCATCTATTAGAATACTGTTTTCATTAGCATAATTTTGCTTGTTTTTTGAATAAGCGAATATAACTTTAGGTTTAGGAGTTAGTTTATTCTTGACCCAGATGTTTTTACCTAACCTAGAATTATTATCTCTAGAAGGAGAAGTTAATAAGTCGGGGTTGTACGGTGAGATAAAGTTCCAAAGCTTCTGACCTTGAGGCATCCAGTCCATTCCAGCCCAGAATTTAACTCCTACTTCTACGTCAATAAGATTCCAAAAAGCTGCTTGACCTTTTGACTTTTCGTATTCTTTAGGAGTCATCCCAGAATAGTGTTCAAATCTAGATTCAAAATCAGTTAGTACTCCGTCCATATCACAGTATATCTTATATGGTGGTTTTTCTTTTTCTTCCGGTAGAGGGTATGCCTCTAGTAAGTCTACTATACTATTGCTCATATCTTATTCCAATTTATTTCTTCTGATGTTGCTGCTAATTCATAAGGGTGGTTATCGTATCTATACCCCATATTATAATACCTAGTCATCCAGCTAGGTGACTGAAGGTAGTGTTGGTATTCATGTATTAGTGTTTCAATTATATGTTTTCTGCTAGTCATTTGAGGGTAGTAGAAAATAATTGAATTATCGATACGATCATATTCAGCATCAGGACATTCTTCCCCTAATTCTCCATCGTCGTCTTCTCCTGCAAGTCTTGCGTAAATACTCTTTTCGTATTCAATATAAGGGGTACATTCTGCAAATTTGCTATAACCGTACTTTTTAATTACCTTTGGTAATATTTCCTTAACTACTTCTTGTATTGATTGTATATCCATAACCGTTTTTATATACATAATATAAGAAAAATAATTCAATAAGGCAACTAGTTTTTAATAGAATCTTCCCAATTTCTAAAAGTTATGTTTCCTTCTAGGTAAGCTTCTTTTTCAAGTTCCATTAAATTAGTATCCTCATTTGTATTAGTAGTTCCTATTGCTCCTAGTCTACCTTCTAAATTCTGTTTGTGGTGAACCATTTCATGTGCAAAAGACCTCATTACATCTTTAGGGTGCCTTCCTTGAACATAGAGAACGACTTCTTTTTTATTCGGATCGTAGTATGCTGTTCTTCCGAAGAAGTTAGAAGATTCTGCTATATCTCTTTTAATCTTTACTTCCGGTAGAGGAGTTATTTTCATACCTTCATCTATCATATATTCAAGTATAGAGCCCATAAAAGGAGTATAATCAAACCCTACTCTCTGGTCTTCGTCCTTATTCTTTATTATAATATGATCATGATGAAAACCTATTTCGTAGTATTGATCTCCAATGCTATTTCTTAACCTATTGTAAAGAGTTACTAATTTAGCTTTGTCTGCTGATCTCATAACACTCTTAGGAGCTATAGCTGTACCGGAAGAGCCTTCTTTCTTTACCTCTTCTTCTTTAAACATTTCGTTTAACTTACTATCTAACTCTTCTTGCATTATCTCTGCTATAATACTTGCTTTTAACATGTTCATTATTTTTAGTATCTCATCCTTAGACAGTGCTTGTGGAAAAAAGTCCAGTACATCATCTAAATTACCTGAAAGTATGGCACTTCTAAAATCTGTTGCTCTTACATTAGAGTCTGTACCGGCCGGTATAACTAATCCTTCTACGTTATCTCTATTTTTAAATGTGGTAACCCTTTTTAGATCCGGTAGATCTTCTTGTGCTCTAATACCTGTAATAGCGTAGAATTTTTGATTTGGATTAGCTTTTGCATAGTCTTTAGCAGCAAACATTGGATTCTTTTCTCCATCCATTACAACTAATCCAGGAAGGTATTTAGCGTATATCTTCCATACAGCCATTGATTCCTCCTTAGTTATTCCATTTCTTGTACCTCCTCCAATAAATACGTATACTTTATCTATCTTATCTAACTCGTCTCCTTTACCATTTAATACACCTACACCAGCGTCAGCGTATGAATCTATATCATACACCTTACCTCCGTGGTTACCGTTAAGTAGTCTTCTTACAACTTCGAAATGACCTCTGTGTGGTGGTTTAAATGCCCCTGGATATAATGCTATCATTTTAAAAATGCTTGTACTTTTTTATCTATTTCAGCTACATCTGAATGTTTTAATTCTTCTTGAAACTCTCTATCAACTAACATATCTGCAATATCTACTAGTACTTGTCTCTCTCTTTCTTTATTACTGTTATACCTTCTTTCTATAGTTGCTATCTTACTTCTCATTTTCACATCACCGGGACCAGTGCCGTTTTTATCATAAAATTTAACCCAGTATTTTTTAAGCTCTTTAACCATAGATTCATTTTCTCTATCAAATTCTATATCCGTCATTTCTTGATTAAATGCCTGAATTGCTTCTTGGGATGGAAGTTCGTATTCTTTTCTAAATGTAGAACCAAAAGCATCTTTGCCTCCGTTTTGTTCCATATAGTCTTCTAAGTAATTAGTAACTCCTTCTACCCCTCTCTCTGCTGCTTTATTAAATCCTTCTACCTCTTTTGCGAACTTATTATTTCGCATGTTAATAGATAAAGAAAAATTGTCTCCAAGCATATCTTTATAACTTCCAATCAAATCATAAACATTACGCCAAGTAGAGAATACAGCCGATTTAGGTACTCTTCTTTGTCTAGAGAAATTATTTATAAAAGCAATCATAGGATGAGTATATACCATAATCATGTATACACTATATCCTTTATCTAATAAGTTTTGTATCTTAGTAGGATTGGATGCTGTAGTATCCCAAACAAGCGATTTACCTGTTTCCGCTGCTGCTGCTACGTCTTTGTCTACTTGGCCGCTGGCTGCGGACAGGTTGTTGTGGTACGGGTGTGCTGGGTCTTCTACGTATTTGTCTGGGTTGAACATTGGGAGTCCTGTTAGTCCTAATTGTTTGATTAGGAATGATTTGCCTGCTCCTGCTCCTCCTGCCATTACTACTGCTTTGGGTTTGGACTGATCTTCTTTTATTAATTCTAACAGTTTTATCATTTTTACTTATTCTTTGTTGTTTATTATAATTAGTAGTTCTTTTTCTATTCACAATACGGCTTGATGTGTTTGCTGTTGGTGTATATCCTCTTCTTCCGTATGTATAAGAAGCATTACCTCTTCTCCAACCCTGTCCATAGTAATTGTTCCAACCGTTGTAGTTATTGTATCCCCACCCGTGATTATTCCAACCGTAGTGGATTCCATATCCCCATCTATCATATCCAAATGGTGACCACCTATAAGGAGATCCCCAAGAATTCCAACCTGTATATCCCCACACCCAATCATTCCACATTTGATCTCTATTCCAATAGTATCTATACCCTAAGTAAGGTCTATTCCAATTATACCTATTACCCAGTAGTCTATTATTCCAATCAAAAGAAGCTGGTTGACTGAGAGCGTATTGTGCAATATTGTATCTAAAAGTAAAATCTGTTCTTAATTTCCATCTAAGTTGTGAAAATGTTAAGGTATCGATTTCGACTGCAAAATCTGGGACTGTAGAAAATTGTTGTGTTTGTGCAAGGTGGTTTAGTGTTGTGTACTTCCACTGTACTCCGCAACTAGTTAGTAATATAACTGTAATTAGTAACAATCCTTTTTTTAACATATCTTATAGTTTTAGTGTTGTTGGGTAACTCTTATAAATAGGTTCCGTATTAGGGTTTTCCAATAGGTACAACTTATAGATCGTCTTAAACAAGTCAAAATTATACTCTATCTCGTCAATTATTTTTATTTGCCACCCTTTACCTTGGTATGTTCCTTTCTTCTTAGAAGCAGATCTTGTACTAGATTTCAACCATATTATACCTGTTCTATCAATTTTAATTCCTTTTGCTTCTTCTATTGCTTTTGCATAAGCAGCTAATTGTAAATTATAAGAACGGTGTAAGTTATTAGAAGTTTTTATATCTAGTAGCCATGTTTCTCCGTCCATCTTTACCAGTAAGTCAGCAGTTCCTGCGTATTTAAACTCATCAGAGTATACAAATTCTTCTGCGGATATAAGTTCTGGTTTATAAGTGGACCAGAAATCGTAGAATTTTAGTATCATTTCCCATACTACTTGTGAATACTTAGCATTACCGTAATCATCCATCCAGTTTACCTCTTTCCCTAATACTAAAGCTTCAGCTGCTTCATGTACTTGAGTTCCTTCCTTACCTGCTTTACGCATAATTAAATCAGCATTATGTCCTACATCCTTTAACCAGTTATCAAAGAACTTGTTCTTAGGCATATACTGTAAGATTGTAGTAACTGAAGGATAGAATTTGCCTTCATCTCTTTTGTATACTCTTCTATCTAAAAAATTAATTTGCTTTAACTGTGGTTTAAAGTCTAATCTGTTCTTTGCATTTTCTTTAAGGATATTCGTACCTTGTCTAATCATAAATTTAGTTTTTGCAACATTATCTTAGAAAAGTCTAATTCAGTTGCGTTCTGTACTAGTTCGGTAAATTGTTTGAAGCCCATCTCTGAAGGGTCTTTACCTAGTAGTTCAATTAAAAATACTCTAAAGCCAGCAGCTATTAGTTTTTCTGCTATTTCTAGAGCTTGCACTTGTGCATCAGTATCTAATGCGATGTATATATCTGTTAATTTACCTGTTAATAACCTTTTCCATAAAGCTGGTGATAAGCTCTTTCCTAATATCGGTACTGCATTTCTACGTATAGACATAGCATCAAAAGCTCCTTCACATAGAATTACCGGTTTATCCCAGTTAATTAAATTCTCAAAGAATACTATATCTTTAGAAGCTTCTGGATTTTTGTACTTAAAATAAGCTCCTTCGTAAGTTCTTCCAACAAAATAATTGAGCCTATTGGACTCAGAATAGCTTGGGATAATAATTCGTCCTCCATAGTCTCCAGTTGTTGTGTATCCAATATTATATTTAATAAAATCATTGTGGCTAAGTCCTCGTTCATTTAAATACTTTCTAATTTTATTAGCTATTATCGATGTATTTGAAGCTGTTACTAGTGATTGGAACTCTTTTGGTAGTTCTACAACATCATCATTTTTATATTCGTACTTAATACCCTTTTTAACATACTTAAGTACTTCTTGTGCTTCGCTTTTTGGTAGTTTTAATTGCTTTACTAGTGAGTATATAGATTGACCTCTAGATTTACATACCCAACATTCCCAGAAGTTCTTACCTTCTTCGTTAGTTACCATATTAATCTCAAGCTTAGGCTTACGGTGATTGCAGAAAGGACAATGAAAAGCGTAGTTGTCTCTAGCTCTTTTTTGACTCTTTCCCAGTACATTCTCTATTGACCCTAATAAAAAAGTATAATCCATACATAACAATTAATATATAAAGATAAGAAAAATAAATGGGAATACCAACTATACGTCAGTCATTTTTAATTTACCTGATTTAGGGTGTACCATAAAGTTGTCAGGTCTCAGGTCTAATTCGTCTGGGTCTATACCTAGGTTAGAGGCTTCTTTCTCTAATGCATCTATAAATTCATTAGGTACTTCTCCTTTATATTCACCCATAACCTCCATTGTAATGATACCTAACTTAGTATCTAATTTTTTGACATCGTATATGTATACAAAGTTGTTAGTTTTTTTTCCTTTAAGAATCTCGGCATGTTCTATTTCTACTTCATCTGTTGTAACTTTTACAGCTTTTCCGTTGAGTAGGTATACTGAGCCGTAATCTCCAGAACCTATGTACTTACCTCCCTGGTCTTGTATTTTGTCTATTTCTCGACTAAAACCTGGATCATATTCTAGAGGACCTTCTAATATGATTTTAGATAATTTCATTATTCTGTTTCTAAGTTGAAATGAAAATTAATTTTAGGATAATAATCTCTTTCTCCAGGTTCTGATTCAAAGAACCTATTAGCGCTCTGTACTTCGTATCCTTTATTTTTTAAATGTAATTTAATATTATCAAATACATCTTCTGGTATATCGTGTTTAACTATAAAGTCTACCATACCAAATCCTTTTCCTTTTAGTGGATCATCATCTTTTCTATCTTGACTATACTCTGCCATTCTGACGTGAGGGTCAAATTCTCCGTATTTGCTTTTTAACTCCGAGTGTAAAGAATTAGCTTGATTATCGTAGTTACTTTCGTTTAGTATTATTTTAGTTAAATTTATCACAATTTTATTACTTTAAGTTTTAAGTCTCCTGTACCTTTAATTAATCTATGATACACTCCTCTTCTTATAAATAGACGTTTTAATGTCTCTGGTGTATTATTATCGTATTGGAATTTCCAATCTGTTTCTTGAACAGGTTCTATTATACGGTCTTCATAGTCTCTATGCCATACTAGTTCTTTCTCATCTACATTATCTGTAAATGTTCTTACTTCTCCTTCTTCTATGTACGGTCTACCAGTATCCACTAAAATTCTTTGAACCTCCTAAAGATTTCCAATACCTTCCTATATTACAGGACCAGTACCCTGCCTTAGTTTTATCTTTCTTTTGTGCACATTTATGTCTGGCTGCAAAAGATGCTCTTGCTCCTGGTTCTTTTATTTTAACAGATAAGTTACCGCTATCACCGAAGTTAACTTTTTTTACGTTTCCTGTTTTAGGATTCTTTACGTAAACAAAGAACTTTTTAGGTCCTCCTCTTTTTGGTTTATTCAAAGGAACTTCTCTTCCTTTGTATTCTGCTTCATTAAGTGTAAACCTATCTACCCAAACATCATGAGTTATATTATATATTACTTTATCTGATATTCTATCTGTATATACTTTTATTACTGTATCTGATTGACGGTTATGGTTAATGTTCATGTCTTGTAACTTATCAATCATATCTTCATAGTTTCTAGGTGCTACTCGTAAAAGGGCATGTTTTCTATCATCTTCCCCACCTTCTTCATATGAACCTTCCTGCATTGGTAGATCTAAGGGTACTTTTTGTCCTTCGTACTCTCCGTATAAGCCAATATCTGTATCTTCTAGCAGTTGAGTATCTTCTTCATTGAGTTGAATATACCCGTCTCTCCAAGCGTCTCTTGCTTCACTAAATAATTGTATAAAGCTATCGCTAGAATAACGGTAGACATTCTCATGTAGTGTTAGATCATTATCTAAATGATATTGTAATGATGGAATTCCTACTAAGTCTTTAATTTTTATCATCTGAAAAGTCTTTTCTATAAAATTTACCGAGGATATTATCGTTTATATAGTTATTACGAGTTTCTAATACCTCTTTTATAAATAGGTGTTTTGTTTCAAAATAAGTTAATTGCTTCTTATTCTGTACATATTTAATTATATCTCTCTTGAATTGCTTTACTTCTCCGTTTCTTACTAATTCTAGTATTTCTTTTTGGGAGCCATAGTATGTTTGCCAATCTGATTCTTTTATAACCTTCTTTTTAGCCGGTACTCTACCGCCAATTCCTTTAGCTTTTCGTTCTTCTCTTAAAGCAGCTAGTTCTCTTTTACCTAGTTTTTTATTTCTTTCAAAAAAGAGTACTTTTTTTCCTATATATTTTTTACCAGTCGGTATGTGTGTAACCTCGTATATAAATCCATAGGTTCCTTCAGGCATATTTTTTATACCGAGTACAGGTAGTCCTTTATAATTCCAAGTTGGATCAGTCATTTGTTTAAAAGTTTAGTTAATTAAATATATGAAATAATCTACCCTATTACAACTATTCTTTTAAATATCTTACGGAAGTGGGTTCATATTAGAGTCACTAACTTTACGCCAAGTTACACCATTGTAAAAGCACAGAGTATTTAAAAGGGTATTAAATACCGTAAGACCTTCTGCTGGAGAAGATATTGCGTTTATTTGTGTTGTAGTCATTCTAGGTAATAAAACTCCTTTTGTTGTACTTGAAACATCAAGTATAGCTGAAGAAGAAGGAGATGCAGTACCAATTCCTACTTTACCTGAGTTAATGTGCATGGTTTCGTTACCGTAATCAAAGATACCGTCTTGTGTATCTACACGTGCAATTTTATGACCTGCAGTAGATTCTAAGGAAGCTATATCAAAGTCGGTTCCGTCAACTAAAACCTTATCTTTAACGGCTATTTTTCCTTGTACATCTAATTTCTGTGATGGTGTAGTTACGCCTATCCCCACATTACCGTCGTGGTCTATAACAAGCTGTGTTGAATTGTTATTTTTAAATTCCAGTCCTGAGCTATTTAAGCTAATCCCTCTTTTATTTGTATGTAAAATAATCTTCCTCGATCCGGCCGCGTAGTATATTTCTCCGTCGGTATGTATTCCGTTTTTAACCCTTATCCCTCCTGATGCGTAATCATTTGAATTCCCTATTATATCTATAAATCCACCGCCGCCGTATGCGCCTGTATCAGAATTTATAAAAGTTGCTACTGTATCTGCAGAAGCACCGTTAGAAGAAGTATTTCTTTTTACAAATAGGTTACCTTGTGCTGCGGTTGGGGTTGTTGTTGGATACCCGCCTACTGATAGTCGTCCGCCTTTTATTAAGGCTAGTTGTGCGTCTACTTCTGCACTACTTACTGTTAAATAGTTACTAGTAGTTCCGTAAGGTGTTCTACCTTGTAATAAGAAAGAACCCATATTAGTACCTCCACTTCCTCTTGCTTGAAGAAGAGATATATTAGGACTATTATAATCTTGAGTTAGTCTTAATGCGCCACTTCCAGATGTACTTATTTGTATTGATTGTGAAACGTATAAAGTAGCGGAATCAAATCTAAAGTTGTTAGATGCTCCTGTTACTCCATTGTTATTATATTGTACCTGATGGTTCGTTCCAGCAGGTGATGCTGTTAGTCCTGATAGCCCTGTTCCGTCTCCTACAAAAGAACCGGAGAAAATAGATCCTGATATAGCTATAGAGTCTGTAAAATCTACTAAAGAGCTAGAGACAGTTAATGAACCGGTTACTTTAGCATCTCCATAATAAGGAAAAGGTTCTAATCCTGTTAATCCAGAACCGTTACCGGTAAACGTACCAGAAAGTGCAACGTTTGATGCTGTAGTGCCGTTAATGTTTATATTGGTTAAGTCTGAGCCGTTACCTTTGAACGAGCCTGAGAAAGATCCTGTCACTCCTGCAGTTTCAACAAAGTCAACTCTTGCTGTAGAACCGGAGACAGTTAGTGATCCGGTTATTGATGAATCTCCATCTAATTTTCCATTCCAGACTGTTGTTGAAGTAATTCCTGTTAATCCTGTTCCATCTCCTACAAAACCCGTAGTGGATTCTATACTTCCGGAAACTACAACTCCACTCTTAAATATATGTTCGTTAGCCATGTTCTACTTTATTTACACTTGTTTTTTAAATGCTGTTATTATTATATTCACATCGTAACTATAAAATCCATTTGCAGGTTCTATTGTTAATGTAGCTTGATTAGCTGATTTTACTAGAGTAAATTCTGTTGAATTTGTAACACCTAAAGATAGGGTATGTTTGTCTACGATCTGCGTAGAGCTAGATGTATTCCAAGCTCCCATTAAAAATCCTGTTCTACTTTCACTAAAAGAAGAATTTGATGTTGAGTAATCAGCTTTAAATCCAGTATACCCTGTTGATGTAGTATCAAATACTTTTATTACTGTATTTCCTGTTACTCCTGTTTTACTAACGTGTATTAATTCTACTCCTGGTCCTCCAGGGTATCCTGTTGAGGATATCGTTACTGTATCTGCTATATCTAATGCACCTGATACTATAAGTGATCCTGATATCGATGCATTACCGTTGTGAGAGCCGTCCCATTCTGATGCTACTCCTGTTAAGTTACTACCGTCTCCAGCAAAACTCCCTGAGAAGTTAGAACCTGATATAGCTGCTGTATTAGTAAAATCTACTACTGCTGTTGAGCTTGATACTATAAAGGATCCGGTTATATTTGCATTACCGTCATGAGAACCGTCCCATTCCAATCCAGAGAGGTTAGAACCATCTCCATAATAAGTTCCTAAAAACTTAGAAGCTGTTACTTGTGAGTTTATAGTAACGCTGCCTAAATTAAAATCTCCTTTTATTAATGGAGTATTAGATTGCTCGTTGTTAATATATAATTTATCGTTAAGGTTTACAGTACCGGTTGATTGAGGTCCTGCTTTATATCCGATAAATACATTTCCGTCTCCTTTGGCTAACTCACCTGCATTACTTCCTATTGCAGTATTATTGTCAAACTTGGAGTCTAGGTAAAATAGAGCTTGATAACCTATAGCAGTATTGTGGTTACCGTCTGGATGGTTATATAAAGATTGATATCCAATAGCGGTATTCCTATTACCGCTTAGAATAGCGTTTCCTGCATCATATCCTAATGCTGTATTTTTGTCTCCTTTTCCGTTCTGTCCTTGAAGGGTATTAGCACCAATTGCTGTATTGTATTTCCCTGCTATCGTAGCTCCAGCTCCTTGACCTACATATGTAGAACTATTACCGGCATTGTACCCTGTGTAGTTTCCAATGAGGGTGCTATTACTCCTAGCTTTTACCCCTGATTCAAATCCTATAGCAATTCCTTCAGTAGCGTTAGATTCATTCAATGCTTTTACTCCGATACCGAAAGCACGTTCAGCTATATTTTTTATACGTATGTTATCGTCAATATAGGTGTCTCCTTTCAGGTATATTTCTGGGCTTGAACCGCTTACTGTGAATGACCCTGTTATTTGAGCAGGTCCATCTACTCTTAAACTTCCTGATATCCTTGCTGAACCAGTGTATGGAAATGAGTCTGCTGTTATTCCTGTTAAGTTACTTCCATCTCCATAGAACGACCCAGAGAATATTGAGCCTGATATAGCTTCTACTGCTGTAAAGTCTACGATAACGTTTGAACCTGATACTGTGAAGGAACCGGTTATTTCACCATCCCCATCTCTAGTACCGTCCCATTCTGATGTTGCTGTTAATCCTGTTAAGTTTGAACCATCTCCATAATATGAACCACTAAAGTAAGAGGCTGATACTGTAGAATTAAATACTACTGTTCCTGTACTAAAGTCTCCAAGAATTAAAGGTACATTACTTGCTTGGTTGTTTATATACAACTTATTACTTTGTGTACTACTGAAAACTGGACCAGCTCCATTTCCTATGTATATATTCCCGCTACCTGCAGTTAATGTTGATCCTGCTTGTCGTCCTAATGCTACATTATTTGCTCCGGATATTAATGTACTAAATGCTAGTTCTCCTATTGCTACAGAATCATCAAGTCCATCTGCACTGAATAGTGATCTATACCCTACTGCTACGTTTCTATTTCCATCTACTATAGTTCCAGAGTCTCTACCTACTAGTACGTTTTTCACTCCATCTCCACTGGTTAGGTTATCACCTGCTCCAGCACCTAGTATAACATTACCGAATCCATCATCAATGGATGCTCTACCTATTAAAGTAAGTAAACTGTTTGGAGAGCTAAATTTTAATCCCGATTCTCCTTGTAGAGTTGCTGTTTGACCTGTTGCAGTCAATACATTATCGTTTGTATTATTTAGTATAGTAAATCCTGCTGATGCTGCTCCTAAGGGTATTATGATTTTATCTTCTACAGCAGTATCGTAATGTAAGTGAAGGGTAGTTCCACTATCGTGAATAGAACCAGAATAGATAACTGATCTAAAATTATTATCCATCTCAAGATGGGTCAAAGAACTTTCTTTTTCTATCCTATATGTTAATCCCGGTATTGCCATTATATATTTTTATTATAAATATCTTTTATATTCTTATTACACTCCCACATAAATTATATATGCTAAAGCATAAAACTGAGGTATATTTGAAGCTGCATCTATAACGTGTTTGTGAGCAGCGTTGCCTCCTTCTGATTTAATAGCCATGTTGCTAATGGATGAAATTCCGTTTGGTGGTCCTGGGAAGGCAATTTGTGATATAATCTCTGCACCTTCACCTCCTGCGTTATCATCAAAAGATGTACCTGTATTTCCTACACCGTCTACTAAGTTTCCGTATATTGTATTAGTGTTAGTACCAGAACCTCCAGTAGCTCCATCAAGGCTTGGGTGTACCCATGCAGTAAGGTGTCTAAATCTTCCTTGCATTGTATCAGGTATATGATCGTGTGCAGGTATTTGACTTAATGTTAATGTAGTATTTTGTGTATTACCTCCATGATTATGTGTATTACTTCCACCTGTAGAGGTTGCGCCTGTACCTAGTATTGTTGTAGTTGGAGTTCCAGTACTGTTACTAGATGCTATTATAAATTTATTAGATAAATTAGGTACAGTTACACCATTTACCTCTCCTACTCCATTTTTACAAAGTCTCCATCCTTCTGGTATAGCATTCGTAGCTCCTGACCACATTATAATACCTCCTTTTGGTACTGGTGCTGCAACAACTTCTTTAACTAATCCGGTTGAATCTGCAACTAGTGTTCTACTAATTTCTGTAAGAGGGTCAGATTCTGTTAAACTTTTAATAGAAAGCTGTTCCTGTATTGTTAATCCTGTATGTGCAGGAAAATTAGTACCTATACCTACCTTACCGGATGCTTGAAAGGTAGCTAGCACTGTTGCATTAGGTGCAGAAGAGTTTTGGGTTGTAATTATATTGAATCCTTCTTTAGCTTCTGAATCGGTGTTTATTACCATTAGTACATTACCTCCATTGCTTGTATTTGGAGAGCTAATTTCCAACCCTTCAGCAATTGATTGATGTGGTAGCAATTTTCTTAGTCCCAGTGCCGTTTCCTGCAGGAAGTATGAGTTATTTGATTTTATCGATTTAAGTCTCGAATGATCGTTGGTAGCTGTGTTAGTATGGGATATTCCTATACCGTTATTTCCTACTACTGATAAATTTAATATAGAATCTGTATTGTTTATTCCTACGGTTATATAAGGACTGCTACCTATTCTTTTAAATGTCGCTCCAATGCGGTTTGCTGGGGTTGTACTTAGAGTTGTTCTTCCTAAGGATATATGAACAGATCTTGGATCGTTTGGTTCTGGAACAAATCCAGAGCTGATATTATGATCACCTGAATGTATAAATATATCATCTGCAAAATCGCTATCGATATACTCTAACCTACCTACTTTTCCTAAGAGAGTTGCGTCTGTGTTTCCATTATAAAATTCAATACCTGCAAGTGATTGTATTTCTCCTTCGTGATTCACACTACCTCTTAGTGCTATATTTCCTCCTCTTGCTCCATCTCCTACTATGTCTAACCGCTTTAGGGGAGTAGTTGTCCCAATACCTACGGAATGGTTATTATCAGTAAACACAAATACAGAGTCAGCTCCGAAATTCCCGTTATCATTAAACTGTATCTGGGTATTATCTCCTGCTACATTGGAGTCGGGTATTTCTGATTCAAATAAGGGAAAGGATACTTCATGGTACCTTGTTGGTCCGTAGTCTTCTGTTGTATCTAAGTTATCACTTCCAGTGTAGTGTAGTCTCAGTTTGAGACCATCCGGGGACTTAGAGCTTGAATAGAAAAATTGAGATTGATTTCTATCCATCTCATCATAAGTCAAAGCTGATCCTTTGTTTGTTCTAAGTACTATACTCATTCTTTTATTTTTTTATTGTAATGGTGTTAATCCAGTGCGACTCGGTAGCTTTGCGTTTCTTTATGTTTCCAGCGGTAGAGTTTCTTAGGCCCATTGTCTGCCTGCTCTCATTACTGTTAGCTTTATGTCTCCATAAAGATCGGACTATATCATCAGGATTACTCCTGCTGGGCGCTAATTCTGGTTATTAAGGGAACCCATTTTCCCTCCAGTAGTCTCTGAACCTTCTACAAGATGGCTTGTAGCTTGGCTGCTGATTGTCTAATCTCTAACATTGTTACGCTTTGGTAGTTAGAGCTCTAAAGATTTCCCAGCAATTCACCCAGTTTATTCTGGACTGTTTTTTATTTCATTATTTTTTTTCTTTTTTTTTAGTTTTACTGTTAATCATGCTATGCTTGTACTATTGGAAAAACACAAGGTAGTTCGTTTCTTAATAAATAGTCTTCTATTATATCCTTAAAGAATTGTTTTGATCTACCTGGTATTGATCTATACCTTACGACTGGGTATGTTGAGCTAGGATTTATTGCATCTTCACCTGGGTTGTAGTTATAGAAGTCGTATTCGTAAGTTATTACCCCCGATGGAGATATGTACTTATCTACTTTAATATCCGTATAACACATAGTTCTGTTGTAGTTATTCATCTCTTCTTTTTCCAATTTAATAAAGCCGTTACCTACTGGGTTATTATAGTCTTTTACTATTTCTATGCTAGCTGGGTATGTCCCTAGAGGATCAAATGCGTATTTTCTTCTATATAACCTATAGCTACCGTTATCTGTTAATCTTCTCTTACCTTTTGCTCTTGGTTTTTTAAAGCTTCTTCTAACACTTTCTCCTGTTTCGTATATTGCATTTTGTACTACAAAGTTATAAGTACAGTCTAGTACCGGTGTATCATCCTCTTCTTCTTCTACGACTGTAGGTATGATATATCCTTCCGGTAGTCTGTTAACACCAAAATTCATATCAAACTTGGTTAATATAACTGTATCTGTTTCTGGTGATTTTGGGAGCGGTTGTCCCATTTTACCAACTGCTATTAGTTCGTTACTGTCGTTGTATAGTCCAATAGAAGTTATATATGGATTAAAGGATGAGCCTGATATATTATCTGCAATTTGTCCGTCAGTTCCTGTTAGTGCTGTTCTGTTCAAAGTGTGGTTAAATTCCCCACTTTTTATCCTACAGTGATAGTTATGAGTGAATATAGGTAAGGTAGACTTCCATCTCAACACAGCGTCAAAGTAGTGGTTGTAGTACATAGCTACTACTGTATCGGTTATTATTATTTGACCGTGTGGATATATTACATTACCGACGTAGTATCTAGGAGATGAGTATTTAAAATATAGCCTACCTTCTCCATCGTCTACTATCTCATTACAGTTTTTCTGTGTAGTATCTATGTTATCTAGATATTCTCCTCCTGCAGGTGTTGATTCATCTACATAGGTTGATTCTTCTTCTAAGTAGTCTTCTGTTGGAAATGCACAAGTTGCACCTGTTGAACTAAATAGAAAATCTGTATTTTCAATATAGAGGTTTACTTCAGTTTCAAAAGAATCCACACCCTCTTCGGTGCTGTAGTTATTGACTACGTAATTATCAAAGCCATCCGAACCACCTGTTCCTGCTAGGAAATCTGGCGTTATTGAAATAGAAAACGGATCTATATGTATTCCGTACATTTCTTTAGGAAGAGAAAAAATAGCTATCCTGTTATCTAAATGCCTAGAACCACTTACTTCGTAAGAAGATTGTAAGTAGTTTTCGTAAGATGACGAAGTTGTAAGAACTGAATCGTTGAAGCTGCTAAAGTATAGGTGCTGGTTACTTTCGTAAACTAGTCTTTTATTGTACGCAGTGCTTCCAGAATTAGAAACATTTCCACCATATGTTATATCTGCATCTTTCGGAATATATACTCCGGAGCCGGATAAACCTACGATATTCTGTATACCTAGTTCCCTATATTGACTCCCACTTGCTATCCACGATTTGCGGGCAGTGTAGGTAGTTATATACGCATCTTGTTGATTTAGTTTTTTGTAAGCACTCATTCATTAATAATCAAGTTTAATTCTAATAAGGGCTTCTTTTGTAAAGTCTTTAAGGAGCGGTCTTGAAAGTTTAGCAACTCCTAGTAAGTCGTTATTATCATTATACATTCCTACTGTTGTGATATATGCTTGGGGAGTATTGATCATAATATTATGCCTTAACTCTCCTGAGCTTGTAATATTTGATGGATTGGTAGTATAGTTAAATTCACTATTTCGGACTCTTACAAATACGTAATTAGATGATATAGTTTCTTCTGATTGAAGAGAGCTACTAGCTCCAAATTCAATAGCGTTATAAAAGTGCTGTAGGTTTGGTGTTCCTGATCCGTCTACTCCAGTGTTATGATCTATACTTATACCTGAATTTGATTGTAGCGCTTCTCCGTTTAGGATTATAATACCTACATCAGGTAGAAATTTTCCGTAGCTTCCGTTATTTGTTGAATATCCTGTTCCTGATGTTGCACTACCGTCAAACCCTTCTACTATATCGTAAACTCTTCCTGCATCTACATAAGATACTGTCGTTAAGTCTTTACTGTTATCGGTTAAGTTAAGTGGTGCACTGTTATCAGTTTTCTGTAATCGTAAATTAAAAGAACCGGGTAGCAGTTTTTCTTTATACCTTGCTCTATCTACGCTTATTACATAAATAGAATCTGATTCAACTGTGTTGAATATAAATCCTGTTTCTTCATCTCCAAATATTAAATTTCTGTATTGGCCGTAAATTGTTGATGAAGGAGATTTTCCCGATACTGATTGTCCTCCTGATGTATAGGGTGCTGAGCCAAGGCCGTTCTTATTTCCGTACGCTATAGCAAACTGCACGTTTGCTGGCACATCTCCTGCAGGGTTATTTTCATATACTTCGTAAAAGTAATTACCTGTATTTCCAGCTACCTGTCCTGATGCTGTATGAAATGTTGTTAGGTACTTAGTATCTGTTGACCATAGTGGTGCTACTACTGATTCTGCACTTATAGAAATATCTTCTGGGTCTAATCTTTTAAATGACATATCTTATTAGTTATTTACTTTTACAATCGTTAATGGTACTGTTACTCTAGCTCCAGAATCTCTTCCTATCACTGTTATTGTTGTTTGAAGAGAAGTCTGACCTGCAAATAAAGTGTTGATTGTAGTTCCTGTTATGTTTATTGATGTTCCTATTACTGTTTTAGATACATTAGTACCTAGGGTAGTAGTTGAATTAAGTCTTTCAGCTTCTGGTGTGTTAATTCCAACACCGTTATATGTTTGAAGAACTCTAGCATCTGCAATGATTGCTACATATCCTCCTGCTTCAAAGGTTTGGGATGAACCTAAGTAGTTGAGAGTTTGTGGGGTAATTGCTAAAGAAGCTCCTTGCTTTAATCTTATAGCTGTGTAACCTATATCTAGTATTGGAAGTTTTGCAGTTCCTCTTGGTAGGGTAGTAAGTTTATATTTCATTATCTGAGTTTCATCAGGAAATGCTTCTAATAATGGTAAGTTTTCTATTGCTTGGCCGTAGTAAGCTGATCCTAATGGATGGTCTGGATTGTATAGTGTATAGTCAATCTCATCATCAGAAAGTGCGAATTGTGTGATTTTAAAAGAGCCGTCTCCTCTTGCAAGTAGTTCTCTACCTTTTTTTGTCAATATAGCATCGACAGTTACTATTGAATTATCTAAATATCCCATGTTTTATTTGTTGTATATTATATAAATATCTAATATTAATGTTTTATCGGTTTATACTTTTTTACCCGTTAGGTGAATCTACATAGTTTATAAATACCGGGCAGAAGCTTTGTGATACTAAAACACCTTCTTTGTTGGTATTAATGATTGAATTATTTCCTTCAATATAAATTCTTTGAGTTCCAACGCTGTTCAGTCTAGCTTGTCCTGATTGCTCTATATTAAATATATTGTACTTGCTAATTTTATGTATTATAGTTCCTGGTTGGTAATCAGGAAAGGTACCTCCTAGTATTAGCGGTACTCTTGCGTTAAATATATCTCTTATAACTATGGTTAGAGTTGGACCAGTCGACACTACTAGCATATGCTCTACAGGAGTAATTGTACCATATGGGTTTAGCGTTAGTAGATCTCCGGGTAGTATAACTCCTTCTTCTACTTCTGTATGATTTATAGTAGTATCAGCTTGCGGGTTTCCTTCTGTTCCACCAGCAAGCTGTTGTATAGCTACAGAAGCTATACCAGTTAGAATACCGTTTTCATTTGCCGTATCACCTAATGTAAACCTTGGTAACTGTGTGTTACCATCATGGAAAAAATCCTGCTGTAACCTATTATCGGATTGACATATATAATCTGTTGTAGTCTCTATTGAAAAGCCTTCTCCTTTAAAACTTCGTCCAGATAGTGCTGGATCTATTCCTGCGTTATCAGTAGGAGATGTTTTTGAACCTTTGTACCTGCTATTTGACCAACCGGTATCGTAATAAAGTGAATCTTGTACAGTTGCTTTATCGGCTTTTTCATCCAATAGCGCGTCAATATTACTAGGTACTACTGTAGAATCAGATCTATTAGATTCCATTATACGTATTGATTCTCTCTGTTCTGAAGCGTTACTGAATAGTGGATTGGAGTCGCTAAATCCAAAATCTAAGTCAGCTAAGTAAGGGGTGAACGTTACGTTTTCTATACTAGCTTCATAAGCAGCAGCATCGTATATATCTTCTATATATACTGGGTCTATTGTAAAGTAGAAGAATGGATTACCTGTGGGGTAAAATGTTGTACTTATTATCTCTAACGTATAATGGTTTTCATTAAAATTAAATTCTATTGTTTCTACCTGTTCTAGTACAGATTCGATATTTAACTGACCGGAGCTATTATTTGTGCTTCCATCTACTGACTCTGCTACTACGTGTACGATTACACTAGTTATTATCCCTTCATTTGAATTATTAATATCAACTGGGTTAACGTTTAGGTGTAGTCTTCCAGGTATGTTAAGGACATTAACTCCTTGATTTGCATGTAGTGCTATAAATATTGATTCTGTCATCTATCTATCTTTACTTTTATTAATTACAAAATTGATTATTTGTATTTGTACAATTTCGTACATCCCCCCAAAATCCATTAGTACCTCCTCCAGTTAAAGACCAGTGGCAATACTTATTACCTGTAGTGTAGTACCCTTGTGGGGCAAGAGTGCCGTACTCACCAGCAGCGGTCGGTGGTGAAGAGTAAGGTTTTTGAGTAGGTATTCCTGTAGTTGCGTCAGCATCGTTATAACAGGCTGCTAGTGTTTGATAGTAACCTAAATAGATCTGTGCGTTGTTGTTTTCACAGCATATACTGTTATTTTGTTGATTAGTTCCTGCTGAAGTAGGAGCATAAAATGCATCTATTATTTCATAGTATTCGGTAGTTGTGTTTGTAGCAGTGCCGCTTAGTACGTGGAGGTTCTGTGAGATTGTTGTACAGTTGTTACCTGGTGATGTTGCTCTGAACTGTACACGGAACTTATGGAATCGACTATGGGTACTATTGTTGTCAATATGGGCTTGTATACCTGTAAATGTATATTCGTATACATCAGGCGATGCTCCGGTGTGTTCTACAACATTATTAACTCCTGAATAGAAATTAGTATCTATTATATCTTCTAGAGATGTAGCAGGAATTGCTACGTTTTCTCCGTAAGGTACCCATCCGCTGAATCTATTTGCATCAAAAGGTGGTAGGGCATTAGATATAAATACACTAGTGTTATCCCATATTACTCTAAATTCAAAAATAGTATTTTCAGTTACTCCGGCGAAAGTAAAAGGAGGGGTAATATAAGGTGGATTTCCTTGAATTACAAATGCCTTAGGGTAGAGACTTGTAAGTATACAGTTACTAAAGATAAAATCTGCGGTTACAATACACCCTATAGGATCGTTTATATCTTTAACAGTTAGTGTTATAGTTGAATTATTATCGTAGTCGTCGAAGTTGATTATATGGTTACTTGGGTTAGGTATCGTTATACCGCCGAGAGTGTATTCTAATGTTTCGTTAACACTTGTTTGTATTGCATTTGTAAAGTTATAACTTTGATCTGGTGTAAGTGTTATCGGCAGTTGATCTGCAAGAAAAGTTAAATCACATACTACTAATATTACCTCCCTTGTATTCTCACAACCTACTATAGTTGGGTGGAATGCATTTACCTCTATTATTTCGTATTGCGAATATTGATTGTTGTTTGTAAAATCGTAACTTACATTACTTCCTAGTACCTGTGTTACGGTACCGTCCCTTAATATGTTAAAGTCTATAATGTTTGATACATTGGTAAACAGTGTAGGAAGTGGGTATGTATTGGCAGATGGTGCTTGTGGGTTTAAAGGAAAGCGATCAAGGGGTGATGTATTTAGGTAACATAGATCGTCGGCGGGATCTTTATGAAATTGAACTGTGTACTCTACTATAGGGTATTTTAGATTCTTAAATGGATTATCTCTGTTTAATTCTCCGTCTGTTACTCTAATGTTAGCTCTTTTAAGTTCGCCGTTAAATTTCGGTTCCTCATGAGTTTTATCAAATCGATTATACTTTCCTCTAGGTGTTTGAATAACGTTTGCAGCTCTTGTTGATGATTCTCTTTTAAATAAACTCCCGTAAGATCCTATACCTATATTTTTATATGCTCCTGCATTAGAACCGGAGATAAATGCTGTATCTATAGAGCCGCTATATTCCGGTCTTGTCCATGTCATAACCGGTGATTTGGCGTGGTATCGCTCTAGTAGGTGAGGTTTTATAATTATACCTGTATCTGTTACTGCTCTTGCAGGAACAAAGTCTTTGATCATTCTAAAAACTACGTTATCGAAAAACTTTATTAACCTAACAAAATCTTTTAAATCATATGAATCTACATTTTCAAATATGATTTTAGAGTATTCGTATAAATCAGGGTAGATGTTGCTGATATATCCTCTAGGATCTCCTATGTAATCATCTATGTTAAAAGGATTATCAGGGAATAAAACTGCTGATTGAGAGACGATATATGCATCCATATTATCAGAAGGGGAAAATCCAACTTCAATTCTGTGTAGGTCTTGTGTATATTTACTGTCTCCTCTTGTTATGCCGGTATAGTAAGATAGTGTGTTTCCTTCTACGATACTACCTGTATTATCTAACCTAATTTTACCTATTGAACCTGTCCAAGCTTGCTCTCCTCCAAAATAAGGTAAATCTAAAGCCGATTGTCCTCCGAAAATTTTAATTTTTAGTATATCAGAAGGGATTCCAAAACAGTTTATCAATGCTCTTAAACCTCTTTCTGTTCCTTTACTTTTAAGAAGAATTGGTAGGTTGTGGTAAATTCTCTTATATATTTCTTTTTGGTAATCGTTTTGAGATAAAGGCTGTTCTCCTGAATCTATAATTCCTGATGGTAAATATTCATCGCTAATATCGTAGGAATTCACAATAAAGTACTTAAATAAATCTTCTGCTGATTTATTACTAGTGTATAGTTTAATCCCGAAATTTTTAAGTAGCTCCTCTACTAAGTCTTTTGATACCCCTCTATTTAGTCTATTATCGTTATCGTATTTCTTTGAGACTGCATCTGTATATACCCATAAGTTATCAAAATGTTGACCAATCATATTGATAAATAAGTTGTACGGGTCGTTACTTGCATCCTCCTTCAGGTACGAGGGAATAGTATTGGTAAGTATGTTTGGATTTCGAGCATCGTATAACACTGCTTCTTGTAGTCTAGCAGAGTACCAGGTTGTTGATTCTGGTGTTGATGATTGTTGGTTATTGTATGGTTTAGTGTTATTTGATTTTGGCCAAGAATTAGAGCCACTTTCGTAGTATAGGCTTCTCTCATAGTGGTCAAAGTTATTCACTATTCCGTCTAGTAAGTTTTCATAATAATCTCTACTACCTGTTATACCTCCTACATTGTATGTATTTCCAGTTGAATTTATTATATCCAAACTTGTCTGATAAGATTCGACTAAATCAATCTTATATTTAAAGTTTCTAAGTCTCTCTTCTATTGATGAGAAATTGATAAAATTATTGAATTCCGAATAGTCTAATCCAAGTTCTGCTCCTTTTTCATTGAATAGAGAGTTTAATTCCCTATTGCTATTATTTGTAGGAAAACTAAATAACTCGTTGTAGTTAAAGTATTCTGATGCTTCATTTGTCTGCTCACCTACTCCTATATTAAAGTTCGCACCTCTAAGGGTCGGTACTGGTGGAGTCTCTTCTGTTAGAGTTGTGTTAATTTCAAAAGCTAATGAATTAGATATTTTCTCTACGATAGAAAACACACTATATACCTTAACTGATTGTGGGATAGGATCCGCTAATTTAACAACTACTGCTGTTGTACCTCTAAAGTCCCTATACCCTACATTTACAATTGGGTAAAATATGTCATCATTACTGTATAGATGTATGTCTAAATTATAGGTAGAGCTTTCTAACCTATCTTCTAATTTACTAGTTAGTTGGTTTACTGTTGTAGCTCCTAAACTTATAGGGATAAGTCTTAGCTCTGTCCTATCGGGGGAAATGCTTTCTATAGAGAATGTTGAATCTGTATCCTGTACTCTAAAGGGATTTCTTAAAAAATGGTAGAGGGCTTTAACTTCTGAACTATCGTTGTAGTATATTTTATAATCTTCTAAAGGGTCTATTGCTATTTCTGAGTTACCCTGAACTGATGTTTTAGAGTCACCTGATAATACCGAGTACCTAGTATAGTTGTTTACAGATAGGAGCTGTGTATTGTCTAACGTATAGTAAGACAGTTCAATAAAATCCTCATTTGGTATAAAAGTACCCGGTACTGTAACTTCTTCTAAGTAGCTTTTTAAGTTTTCGTCAGAGACAACATCTAATCTTAGTAGATTGTTTGAATCTATTTCGAATATATTATATTTTATCTCTACCATATATTATAATTGATTTTGCAAATCAAAAATTTGTTGATTAGCATCTAAAAGTTGTTCCCTAAGCTGTGTTATTTCGTCAAGTAGTGGCTGTATATCATCGGTATTTTTATCAAAATCTGTTAATTCCGAACTTTTTTCCAATATGTATGTATGAGAGTTATTTTCACCATCTACAGGGATAGAGAAGAATAGTTTATCGTAAAGTCTAAAAAATTCCTCTACTGTATCTAAGTCTACTTCTTCTACTTCTTCTTTAAACGTGTTAAACTCTGTATCTAAAGAAGTACGTATTTGTCTTCTTTTATATGACTGCTTTTCTATTCTTACTCTCTCCTTAGCCATTTCGTACAATTTTAAAGATATTACGATTATCTACCACAACGTCACTGCCTTTAATCTCTGTCTTTACTAATATACGATAAAATCTCTCAGGTTGCAACCCATCCATGTAAATGTCGAAGAAGGATCCTTCAGGATCACAACTAATCTTAGTAAAATCTGTGCTAAAATCAATTACCATTTCTTCTGTGTTTTCATCTCTCAATCCCCAGTACGATGCTGAAGGTAGTACGTAGTTGTTAAGGTATACAGATGATGTTGTAAAAGTTCTAGTTGGATATTGAGGCTTAGCTGTAATTCTAAATCTCTGTTTTCCTACATCTGCGTATTCACCTCTGTTGTTTTTTACGTCAATTACAGACATATCGGTATCTAATAAAGGTAACGTACCCTGGTCAAACACCCTATCATCCCAACCGAATTCTAATACGGGTGGGTAAATTGTATTAGTATCTTTACCGAAGTATTTAAGTTTTATAGCTGAATCTACACTGTGTTCGTATTCTTTTTGAAGCTTAATTATAAATCCTTTGTTTTCTAAATCAGAACTGTACATCTGTTTAATAGCAGGTGTAACGTTTATATCCATATCATGTGTTGATGACATACTGTGAGATTGGAAAAATTCCATTGACTCTCCGTTAGATGCTGTATACCAGTTACCTCCTCCTTCTTTTCCTTCAATGAAAGATGCTGTCGTATATTGAGTAAAGTTTGATGTATTCCAAGATGCTTGTAAATTAGCTTTTCTATAAGTCCAATTTGCTCCTGATAAATTTATAGGTATATCACCGAATTTCCCGGTACCGTTATCCCAATCTGATGAGCCGTTAGTGTGTATTGGGTATGCGTATAAGGTGTATTCTACGGGTAGTTCTGTTGCGCTAGCAAGGTATAGTTTGATACTAGAGCTCATAGAGTTTAGAGCTGCTGGTGTGACTTTATTTAGTATTATATCGTCTATTTCTTCACTAGAGAATTTAGTTAATATTCGACTTGCTTGTCCTGTACCATCTAAGGTTCCAGGGTACCCTGCGATTTCTATTATTTCATCTTTACCAGCATTACTTGTTAGTTGCTCTGTATATATGAATGTGTCTTTCTCTGGAAATATTCTGTAAATTGCCATATTATAATACTGTTGTTCTTCCTTTTATATCTTCGTTCGCATATTTTAATTCAAATATCATTGTATCGTACGATGGATATATAACGTTATTTCTAGTTGCTCCTTTTATATCGTAAGCGTACTCTGAGTATTTACCTCCTTGTTTGTTTACTACTTCTACCTTACTAACTGTCTGTACACCTGTTACCTTATCTAATAAGCTGTATATTGTAGATACGTTAATAGGTTGATTTATGTTCCATTTAGTTATCTTAAAGAAGTCTTGAAGTGCATTATTACACTTTAGGAGTACGTCCCTACTATTAAAATTAGGTCTTACTAGTATGTCAAAATTAACTCCTATGTTTACTACAAATGCATCTTTTATATTCAGTGCATCTGTTAACGGCATATAATATGCCATATACGTCTTTAAGTTATTTTTTAGTGTTTCAGTTGCTGTAATTAAGTGTTTATCGTTGTTGTATGCTAGAACGTACAGAGATAACGCTAATGGATTACTGTCTATAATTGAATCTGTTGAGGATTTTGTGCTGTTTAGTTCATCGTGTGTTACGAATGCTTTAGCTATAGTACCAAACTTAGGGTCTAAAGAGAGTGCTCTAACAGTATAATCTTGAAGGGTCACGGTTCTTTTTTGCTCTGAAAATGCTCTAAGAGTGTTTTGACGTATTTCTTCGATTGTATCGCCATCTTTTCCACCTGTAGCTGCAAGTAAGTTATTAAAGCTTAAAGTTGATTCATATTCATTATCAACTGCTGTTACTGTTGCGTTATATCCTGTTAATGTATTAGCAGGTACGTTAGCTTCAACCCCTCCTCCTACTATGTATCTTATTGTTAAGGTTGTATTAGAAGGTGCTAATCCGTATGTACCGGTGTATAGAAAGTTAGATGGATCGTATGCTCTATCTATTGTTGATATTCCTTGTAAAGTTCCCATTCCTACATTAGTAGGGTCTGGTGTAAATGTATTATCATCTGCTCCTACTGTTCCTGCACCGAATTGTATTTCTAAGTGGCCATTGGAATTAAACCTAGATACAAACCTCTTAGGAACCTTCTGTAATAGTATAGAGTTAGGGACTTTATCTATGTCTGAGTTTATATTTGTTTGTTCTATGAACACACTATCTTGTCCTAAATATGGTACTTCATACCATGTAGTCATATCATCACTAGTATCGTCTGTAATATCCAATACTCCAATAATATTTGAATCTTCTATCGTTATTGTTGTAAACTTCTCTGCTGTTGAAAACGTTTGAGATGTTGACCTGACTGTTCCTGAAAAAGCTTTTACTTTTTTTGATAAAGTAAATTCTGATGGTATTCCTGCAGTAATTTGACTTATTACAATATCAGTAGGATCGTAGGAACTAGAAAAATTAAAATCAATTTTATTTTCTATAAAGAAATTTGCTCGTCCTTTAGCGGTTGAAGTTATTGTTGTGTTTTCGCTAACTACTAGTGCCTGGTCCCAATTTGGTTCGTTTGTTGTAGGATTTGCACCGATGTTTTGAGATACTGTTAATTCTACCTCTGAGGCATTAGTCACTTTAGGTCTATATCCCATCATATAAGCCATTGAGTATAGGTTACCAGGTTCTTTAGCGTATTGTAGGAAAGTTTCTTGAAGTTGGGTGTCTTGATAGAATGAAAGGATATCTCCAACATAGGCAGCCATTTCTATAAACATCATTCCAGGTGATGTTGGTGAGAAATCGTTGTATGAGTCTGGAAAGTAGTTTTTCGCAAACTCTACTAATTCTTGCTTATAATCCGAAAACTCTCTTGCTACGTATTTTATATCTCTAATTTCTGCCATTATTGTTCAAAATTTATTACTACCTCATCTTCAATGTTTGTATTCTGGATAGCATATTTAAGTAATAACGTAACTATGTTTGAATCTGGTTCAGCTTCAACTCTAAAATCTACAGGTACTACTGTTGGAAAATATTCAGATAACCCAGCTCTAACTGTATTTTTAATTCTATCCACCATTCCTTGGTTTATATTTTCGAACATTAAGTTCCTAAGTATTGTTCCGAAGCTTGGGTTCATATACCGTTCTCCTTGCCCTGTAAGAAAGTAGTTAATTAGGTTTGTTCTAATAGCGTCTTTTGTAACGTATGTTGAATTAAATACAGCTTGTCCTGATAGAGGTAGGGATACTCCTATCGCTTTTCTTGGTTGTAAATCTAATGGATTAATTCTTCTGCTATTAAATGCCATAATTATGCTACTCCGTGTTTTTGCTTATCTTTCTCTATAGACTTATTATAAACTGAACCTGCTTTTTGTACAAAATCAAACTTAGATATATCTAAGCCTGGAGCTTTACCGTTAGAATGTGTCATTCCCATTTGGTTAGCCATAGATGTTGCAAAATTAGGTTTTTGAACCATATCTGATGTTCCTGCGTATATATTTTTATATTCTTCAGGTGACATACTTGCTTTTGTCTGCTCTAACATCTCCATTAATGGATTAGTTGATGTAGGTGTTTGTTTTTCTACTTGAATTGCCTTACCTGGAGCAGCAGTAAATGTTGGTGTACTTGCTGCTTTAACTGCTTCGTTCATTACTTCTTGTAACTCTTCCTTAACAGCTGATCTGACTTCTTCTCGTATGATGTTTCTTAATTGATCGAGTTTCATAATTATAAATAGTTAGTTTATGGAAGTTGGTTGTTTATTCTAAATTTTAATTCTGCGAGGAGTACTGCTGTATCGGAGCTAAATGATGGCTGTCCTCTAAGTACTATTACACCTAGGTTATCTTTTGCTACAGCTAATCTTCTTGGAACAGGTCCATCTCCTTTAGTATCTTCTATTATTGCAAGCTTATAGGCTTTACCTGAATCCGATTTAAAAAGGTAGTCCTCATTAGGAGTTCCTTCTGAGCCGGTATTCTCTAGAGGTTGTATTTTATCTAGTAATTCTCTTAACGCTTTCTTTTCTTCATCTGTTTTCATACCAGATGATAAATCCTCTATACACTGTTCTGCTTTATCATTTACATTGGAGAGAACCTCTTTAATATTGCTTAAACTCGGTCCTACTCCTGCTACTAAGTCTTCTATAGAAGAAACATCTCCGTCTAAATTTTCTAGTAAGCGCCGTATATTGTAAAGCCTGTCTGCTAAAGATGTTAAATTTCCAGCTGTTTTAGCTGATATTAATCCTCCATAATCACTTGGTGGTATTCCAGTAGCGACTGGTGTAGGATTTACTTTAAGGAACCTTAGTATAGCTTTTGCTGCTCTAATCGCCCTTCTTAAGTTTCTTGCTAATTTAAGAAATTTATTGGATCTTTTTTGAAAGTTGTTTACTCCTGATAGTAGGTTATTCTTTGTGTTAATTATTCCTACCAATGCTTTACTATCTGGGCATTGGTTTGAGAACTTCCCTAACATTTTATTAGCTTCAAGCTGTATTTTAGCTTCTAGTTCTCCTTCGATACTACCTATCTGACCTGCTACTATAGCTGATATTTGTGATGATAAAGCCATTATTCTGTAAATACTTTTTTAGACTTCAGTTGGGATTGCCCGTTAGGGTTAATTAGGTTTTTTAACTGACGTATGACTGGTTGTGCTTGTTTCCCTCTTTTATTAATACTCGGAATAGGGTGTCCTTTAATTGTTTTTGCTCTTGCCATATCCTTAGCCATTCCCTGTAATAGGTTTAGAACATTTTCCAGAAATGCTTCTGTCTGATTTCCAAGTAATACAGGTTCTCTATTATTATCTGTTGATGTTCTAGCTTTTTTTCCTAAAAACATTTTAGGAGCATCTAAGCACAGGTAGGATGAACCATCTATATTGATTGAACCTTCTGTATTCAATCCTATTGACTTGAAACTTGATAGTTGAATATCTTCCTGTTTTGCATTTAGGTAGACTCTATCAGCGTTGAATAGTATTTGATTACCTTTGAATTGATTTGATTTAGTAGGATTCTCATCGTAAGAATCTCTTTTTTCACTAGCAGGGGTTAGAGGAATTTGGTGGTCAGCTACTAAGTATATCGAACAACTGTCTTCATCTACATTCTCTTCTAGTGTTGTGTATCCTTCTTCTGTTTCCGACTGTCCATTACTTATTATAGTTACAGGAGAACCTATATTTTCGTCATTTACCCAAGGGTTACCTGATCCTTTACCTCCTGTAAAACGGATGGATTGCCCTTGTCTACCTTCTATCTGTACATCTCCAGGTGTTGACCTAATTGGGTTGACAGTAGGGAGTTCTTTAAAAGCTCCTCCTGAAGATAGGTCTATGTTTGAATTATTAACTAAATCAGGGTATATTCCAGAGTTGGGATTATTCCAGGTATTGACTATTGATGTATAGTATTTTTGATTTGTATTTTCAGAAGTAGATGTAGAGAGGTTTGGCATTGATTTTATTTCTACTATCTCACCCACTACGGGTACTGTTTTTATTTGAGAACTACTCTGTAAAGCAAACGGAAGACTATTGGGGATTAGTTCTTTTTGGTACTTCCCTAAAGGTTTGTAGAATACTCCATTGATTGATAGGCCGCCTCCTTTATTTTTATATTCAGGATGTTCTTCATCCAGTATAATATCTACTACTCTTCCGAATACTGTACTGTTTCTAGAAGATTTAGTGTTACTGTTACCTCCTCTAGATGATACTAAACTGTTTAATGAAGTATTAAATCCCATTACTCTTCTTTATCTTCTTCTGGTTTCTCTACTAATTCTTCTTTTACAACCTCCTGCTCCTCTAATAAATCTTGCAGTTCAGAGAAGTCGAACATATCTCCATCTCCTCCTTTTGATTGAATTGCTTCTAACCTCTGTATTACCGTTGCTAGTTTAATTAAGTGTTCATCATTCTTTACACCGATCTCCATATACTCTTTAATCATAGGAACAAGGAGAGTTGCATCTCCTATATTCTCTATTAGTGGTTTAAGCTCACCAATCAATCCTTTTACTTGAGATTTTGTCTCTCTTGAGTTAGTATAAATCTCTTCAAAAAGGTCAGATAGTTTCTTTCCGTTAAATATTTCTTTATCTGAATCCATATCTTTTATAATAAATAGATTATATATCTTTTATTACGATCCTGCCCTTTTCGTGGTATTTAAAGTATATACTGTAAAAATCATCTTTCAGAATAGAGATCACTTTAGTTAAGTGGGGTGTCTCACAATCAGTCATCTCTCTTATGTAGATATAGAGTGCTTTCTTCTTAAATATATCTAAATCGTTTCTTGTTTTAAATATGGTTAGTACAGCATCAGCTATCCTTTTCTCACTATCTTTACTAAATAAATCATCCATTTTGTCGTAAGCTTTCTCAACCCACATATCTAAAAACTGGCTTAATGTAATTCCTCCGGGAAGTTTCACATTCATACTACCTTCGAAAGATTCCTCCATATCATCGAAAGAACCTACCTGTTTTAGCTTTTTGTAGTTTTTATTGTTGTAGTTAATTAACCAACGCTTAACAATTGTACCGAAGTAGGAATAAGCTTTAGCACCGTGGTCGGGATCAAATTTCATTATCTTCTCTTCCAATAACATAGAAACTACCTCATGTTTTAGGTCTTCAATACGTTCTACATCTGTGTAGTAGAACTTAAAAGTATGTATAATATTCTCTGCTAGCTTGTAAAAAGGAAGGTAAATATGTTTTGTAAAAATATCAGCCCTATATTCTGGATCTACTGATACATTGTATTTTTTTATGTATTCTTCTGTTTCTGAAGTAAAGTAATTAGCTTTTGCTTTCTTTCTTGCCATAGTTTTCTGGGAGCATGTAGCGGTTTAGTTCTTCTTGCACTTTTTTTAGTTGTTCAAAAAAATAACCGACCTCATCATCCGACTTGAAAACTCCACGCTCGTCAAGACTCTTTAGGTGCTTTTGTGAATCTGTAATTAGATTTGATATATTCTGTAGGTAGCTTGTCTGATTCACAGTGACATCTTCGTACTTCTCTACTTTAATCAGTAGGTTACGTAGGGCAACCCCTAGTATAATTATTAATATAGAAAGAATTATTATAGTTACCAACATATTTTATAGATTTTTAAGCATTTTAGATAAGCCTTCGGAAGAATTTACCTTTCTACCAGTAGAAGCTGATGTTTTTTTAACTTTTGAAGTTGTGCTTCCTCCAGCTGCTTTCCACATATCGTATTCTACCTTAGAAGCTAAGAAGTCTGCAGTATGTAAAACGGATACTAATGCTGTTTTTTGT